CCCCCCCCTCCTCTTTTATTTTTTTTGAGAAGAGGAAGGGGGAAGCTGTTTTTGTTTAGGGATAGGGGGTCAGGAAAAGCCCCATGTATGCTGGGTTTTTTTTGCCAGGGAGGCCCCACTCACCAACGCCCCTCCCGCTAGGCTTCTAACGTGTTGTTTCTACTGGTCTCCCCGCGCGGTATACTCCCGGATCGGGGGTTCTTTAGTGTTCGACCGAGCCCAATTCCTCGCAAAGTTTCCGTCCCAGCAGGTCGCGAACCTTTCGCCCGCTCTCTTGTGCTGCAAAGTAGATGCTGGGACGCTCCGGGCAGAACTCAGAACACCATGCGTCAATATCCTGGTCGAGCGCACTTGCGTCGAGCAGCATCGAGCACACTACGTCTGCTGCTGTTGGCTTCTTCGGCAGGCCTTGCTTCGTCACGAGGCCCGTCCCCATCTTGAACGGCGTTGAGAACGACCGCCCCTCATACTTGACCGTGCAGAGCCAAACGAAATGTCTCCACGGCTTTTCCCGTCTCTCATATGCGGGGTCCTCACCACGCCCCCCCGCACCAGCATTCAATCGTTACCCCGATCTCGTCAAGGCGTCGCTCTAAATCCGATTCGGGTTCCTTCTTTTTCGTCAGTTTCATTTGTCTCCCTCCCCATCAACCTGGCACTCCATGCAGATCCACCCGTCATCTGTGGAAACGCGGTCAATGTAGAGCCCGCTCCCAAACACCACGGATCTTTCGCATTCGTCGCATTTGTGTACCTCGGTCAATCTGTCGAATTCCAGGTCCTCTTCTATTAGGTCTGTGATCTGTTTAAACATCGGGTCAGTGATCTTTTTAGCCATTGACATTTGCTCCCTGTTTTTGTTCAGACGAAATCAACATTGGTTTATTCATCGGGAAGTGGGTGGTCCCTCATTTTCCCCACTGTTCAGCCATCGCCTCAGCGATGCCGCGAAATGTTTTGCTGCGAATCTTCCACCTGTCATCTGACGGGGGCAGGTTTGCTATTCGTTGCTCCCTCCCTTCAACTACGGAGGTCGGCACGAGCTTTGGCAGGCCGTGCAGCCATAGCCCTGTCTTCTTCTGCTCGCCGTGGCCGAATTGCCACGGCTGCACGTATTGAGTCGCTTTCATTGGAAGAACTCCAACCGGGTTCTCCATTGCCACCCTTGGCGCGTGCTGTTTCGCAGCAATCCATAAATCCATGGTCCACCGGATGGCATCTAGCCGATCATCGTGCTTTGGCTTCCCCTTGCCGTAGTGTCGATTTCCGCTAACGCACAGAGCGGTGCAGGGCGGATGTAGAATGATGCATTCCCAGCCGCCGCGCTCGACGACATCCACCACGTCCCCGACGATATGCCCATCGCCCTCGTCGTCTGCCGGGAGCAGGTCGCACGACCATGCCTCGTGACCCTGGCGCACAAATGCATTCCGCACCTCCCCGCTCGTTTCGCATCCAACGAGGACCCTCATCACATCTTCCCGCAGTAGTACCCATCGTCGTCGTAGACCTCGACGTGCCAAGTCTCCGACGCTTGTCGAATTGCCTTGTATGTCCAATCATCCATCTCGTCGCCCTCCAGGATTTCGACAAGCGCCCTTGCTGCCGCCTCTTCGAAATCCGTCGGCATCGATACCCCCGCCGCTTCCCATCCTTCGACGCGGGACCTGTATTTTTCTCGGTCCATCTCCATTGGTCTTCCCCTAGTCTTCCTGCAAGTTCAATTCGTTGGTTTCGGTGTCGAAGATGCGGATTGTTTCCCCGCCACCTCGACGCGGCGCACGAATCTCGAAATGCGTTTCGTCAATCTGAGTCACCTTGAAGCTCCTCATGGCTTGCCCGAAAAATTCTAGGGTCTTGCGTTCGAAAAAGTATGGCGCGGTTTCTTTCGTCCTGCGTTTGATCTCGTGAATGGTCATTGGTTCCCCTTTCTTCCTATTGACCTAGCCGCCTCGCCGCCCCTACCACTTGCATGGCGTTGGCCCTCACCCACAGGCGCGCGCCTTCCTCTGTGTTGAAATACGCACCGTCCTCGTGCGTCTCTTCCAAGCAGAACGATCGTCCGAATCTGTGGCCGTCCCTCAAAACCCATTCCCACCACTCGTCGAGTGTGTCGTCGGGCACGTGGTCAAGCCACTCCTCGGCTGACTCTGGGATGAGATGCCAAATCTCAGACCTGAAGCCATCCCTCCCGTATGAGTCCCAGCACTCGCCCCGCTCCTCCCACTCGTACTCGCTCACTAGCGATTCATCGACGATGGGGTAATTCTCAAGGCATCTCTGCCACTCTTCCAACGCTCGTCGCATGATGTCTGTCGGTTTGACGAGGATAATTTCGTACCACCCTGGTCCCCAGTGTCCGAAGCGGTGAACTTCGACCGACTCCGACTCTCCACCCAGATCCTCTAGCATCGCATCGAAGTTCGCCCTCTCGCGTGCCGATGAGTCTCGCGACTGACTGACCGGAGCCACAAGCCAGTCCTCTCGCTCATCTAGGCGGATATGTCGATCTAACGCGGTGGGAACATGGTCCCGATACTCCATACGGTCCTCCTGTGTCTGTGTTCTCGGTGGTCCCTACTTTCTCGGTTGTGAATCCTTCGATCTGCCCTGTGCCCGTTTAGACGCAGGGCAGACCGCAATATTCACACGCCTATGACAATTCTCTTTCTGCCTCCTCTGTGCTCAACAACACGTCCGTCGCCAAGTCTATGTATGCATGCTCCCCGGTGGCCGGATTCCAGCAGTAGAGCAAACGCCGACCCGTCCGAGTAAAGAATGGTACCTCAGTTCCGCCACATGCTGCGACCCATGAATCATTCATCGCTCAACCATGGGCACAGCAGCCAAAATCCTAGGTGGGGTGAGTGCGACTCTGCCGCTCCGAAGTAGTACCCCTCGGGGGCATGCCTGTTGAGTCTTTGGATTAATTCGTTCATGGCTACGCGCGGCCCCTCGAAATCCCACCACACCTCCGACTTCATTTTTCCTTCTATTCTCCGTAGATAGGTGGCGTCTCCGTCACCAGGCCTGCAGTACAGACTCAGCTCGTCAATTAGAGCCTGTATTGTGTTCCCGACCGTGGCGTCGGAGTGCTGCACTACCGCTCCCGGATCGGCCTTGGCCCTAGACATCGGGATGCTCCTCTGTAGCCCAAAATCCGAAGTCCGATCCATCTCCGACGTGCGCTCCGAAGTAACTGTCCGGCCCCGCGCATTGGTCTAGGTAATCAAACAAAAGTTCCAGATCGAACATTGCCTCATCACTCTCGTAGTACCCTTCGACTTGCATCGCTTCCTCGACCTTCCCCATAAAATCTTGGAGTCTGTTAACCGCTCTGGCGCTTTCTAACTCGGACCTCGCGCCCGGCATCCCGTGCTCTATCCGCTCCGTCAATTCGTCGAGCAGCCTTGGGACGAGGTCTTGTGGGCGATGCGTGCCCCTAATCACTGTCCCTCGCTCTGGGTATCTGCTAACCATCGGTTTCTCCCTTCCCTTGGATTCGGTCCCTCAGGAGGTCTGCGATGTCATAGAGGGCGTTCGTGATGTCGGTTTCGTTCGCGTATGCGGCGCTCTTGTAGTACCCCTCCACTTTTCGGTGCTCGTGCAGCACACTGAAACATTCAAGAGCGGCATTGACGGAGCACAGTGCCACTTTCATGGCTTCTTTCTGGTTCATTCGAAGCAACCTGCCTCTCTGGCCATGTCGGCCGCTCGCTCGTTTGCGCATTCCGGGGTGCAAAACTGTTCCGTGCATCCCCTTTCGACCAGTGCCGGATGGCTACATGGCTTGTGGAGTCGTTCAAAGCACCAGTCGCATTTCCTCATCTTATCTCTCCCGGTCTATCGTGCGTTATGTTTATTTCGACGTTTGGAAGCCTGTGATATTCAATCGGTCGCATGCTCAATCTGGCATTTTTCGCGAAATCCGCATTTGATATCTTGTTGGCTTGTCCCGTCGCGTTATGCCTGTTTTGACGTAGAATCCGGGCCGGTATTCATCGTAGACGCAGAATTTTGATGTTTTTTTTCGGCATGGTTATTGCTTGCAATTTTGGGTGGGCCAGGATGGCACGCATTTTGCTACTGACGGAGTGTCAACAAGGCGGGCGACGAGTGGCATAGTTCTTGCTTGCAATTTCGGGTGGGCCAGGATGGCACGCATTTTGCTACTGACGGAGTGTCAACAGCAGGAGCAATTGACGAAACGTAAACAGAACATCGTTCTACTGACAAAATTGTCAGTAGCCCTGGCCTAGCAAGAACTATGCCAAGCTACGAACCAACAAACGCTCGTTTGGTGCCTCCCGCATGGGAGAAACACTGTTCGAGTGTACAAAACGCGGGAGACAGCCAAACAAACGTTCGTTTGACCGCCAGGACCCAAACAAACGTTCGTTTGGGTCGGGATTTTGGGTGGTTTGGGTCCCATATCGCGCCGCGTAACGCACGAACGCCGAGCTTCCAAATAATCAAGCTCAGCATCTCAGCCACTAAGCTCCCCAGAAAGACCCCCCCCACCCGGTGTTTATGGGACTCCAGGGAGGTCGGTACCGATATGCCCGGTATCTTGGGTTGCTAGACAGGAACAATCAAAAACACTAATGTTTTTTTAGTGAAGGATTATTCCTACCACCATAAAGACTGTAGGGTGTGTGAGCTTCCGGCATCTTTAAGGAGAAGAGTGAATCGTGTAATGATGTGTGCCAGGAAGCAGGGCGAGGCGGCATCTTCGCTTGGGCGCATGTTGGGTATTTCTCACTGGGTTATTCGGGGGCACTTGAGGCATATGACTAAAGAAGACATTGACAAGCAGCTTGAGGAGTCTCTTTGCGGCATTGATAGTGCCATTGGGAAGCTCGACCAGCTTGCTGGCAGTTGGTTTTTGTCGGCAGAGGCTGGAGACAAGGATGCCGCAAAGATTTGCACAGATACTTCGAAAGCCATTGGTGCCCTGTACAATAATAAGATTGCTGCATTGACAAACCTCAAGAAGCAGTATCTACCGGCCCCGCAAGCAGCAGTGCGCAATACGCCCAGTCTGCCAGCCGGGCAGGAGTTTGATGACGCCTTTGATGAGTTCTCCGGCGAGATTCCAAACTAATGCCGCCCTCGCCGGATGGATTACCGAGTAAGGAGTTCATGGATAGCCTGTCTCGCGAAGACAGGAAAAGGCTCATTCTGGACTACGCAGGCAGGAACCTGGCAGCGTATACGCGCCTTATGTATACTGGGTTTGAGAGAGCCCGCCATCACGACGAACTGTTCAAGGTTTTACATCAGGTTGAACAGGGCAAGATGGATAGGGTCATTATCTCGTGCCCTCCCAGACACAGTAAGAGCACGATTGTCAACGAGATGTTTTCCTCGTGGTATATGGGGAAGCATCCAGACCATCAGGTTATCTGCGCAACCTACGCACAGAAGCTAGCGGACACGTTCGGGAGAAAGGTGCGCAACCATTTGAGGAACCCGCTGCACCAGGCGGTTTTCCCGGAGTGCGTTTTGTCGCAGGACAGCCGCTCTGTCCAAACCTTTGGCACTACGAAGGGCGGTGTGTATCGAGCGGTTGGGCGTGGTGGTTCGATCACGGGCCATGGTGCTCATTTGTGTATTGTAGATGATCCCATCAAGGATAGAGCTGAAGCAACAAGTGAAGTTATTCGCGAATCTCTGAATGATTGGTTTGGGGGCACGCTTTATACCCGCCTCATGCCGGGCGGTAAGATCGTCATTATTATGACGAGGTGGGACAACGATGATCTGGTTGGCCACATCCTGAAGAACTTTAGGGATGATGGTTGGGTAGAGATTCGCATGCCTGCTATTGCCGAGGATGATTCTGATGGATGGCGAAAACCCGGAGATCCTTTGTGGCCTGAGTGGTACCCTCTACGTCTCTCTGAGGGAGAGCCAGGACAATCCCTCGAAAGGATACGACGAACTCTGGGAGAGCGCGATTTCTCTTGCCTGTATCAGCAACGCCCCACTGGTATGGAAGGTGGAGCATTCAAGTATGAATGGCTGGACAGAGAGCACTATAGTGATCTCGACCTTGACAGCCTTACCAAGCTGATCCTTGTAGATCCGGCGACTACAAAGAAGAAGGATTCCGACTGGACCGCTATGGTTGTGGTTGGATTGAGCACGAACAGGCATGCGTATGTTCTGGACATCGTAAAGGATCGCCTCAATCTGGTTGAGAGGAAGGATGCGCTGTTCAGGCTCATCGACGTGTGGGACCCGTATGTAATTGGCTACGAGCAGTATGCTGCGGGAGCCGACATTGAGTACATTAAAGAGATGATGAAGGCAGAGGTCCATCAGTGTCGCATCGTAAAGACTGCTGGGAATCGTCTAAAAAAGGAAGAGAGAATTCAGAGGCTGGTCCCTTGGTTTGAGGCTGGCCGTATGCACCTTCCAAACGCGATGTGGAGAGAGCGTCTGAATGGCTCTCAGATCGACTTGGTGGAAGAGTTCAGGAACGAGGAGTTTGGGGTTTGGCCAGCGTGCAAGCACGACGACGTGCTGGACGCACTTAGTCGCATTTGTGACAGCGACATTCCGCTCGCCTGGCCACGGCCAGATTCTAAAAAACGCGGGAGCTGGACTGGCAATGAGGCTCCGAAATATGAGGAAACGCCATGGCAGGCGTTCTAGGGAGGTTATGTGGGACGAAAGTGGACAGAAGAGCAAAGGCTTGAGGCATCGAGTCGCATGAAGGAAAAGTGGGCAAATGCTAAGTCTACAAGGTCTGTTTCGGAAATGGTTCGGGAGGAAGAGTCTGCCGAAGAGGGCACTTCGCAGCTTAGCGACGAAGAGTTCGCCAGGGCTGTATTGTCTGCCCCGGAGTCAAACTCTGAAGGGGACAAGCCGGTTTTTGTATCCACAGAGGTATCTGATGAGGTCAAGGGCGAATCAAGCAACATCCCCCAGCCTCCCGAGCTGGCCCTTATTCGACGGTTTTTGTACAAGGCCACCCCCCAGCTTGGATCGGGGCTATACGCAAGAGGGTACTGCGTTCTCTGTGAAGACCAAAGGGTCCAGAACAGAAGATACCAATCTAAAGAGTGTCCGTGTCACGAAGCCTGGGAAATAGTTTCAAGCTGGGACGAAGAAAATGGGCAGGAAGAAAGGCAGCGGGCGTACCGCAAGAACCCAGTCTAAGCATGACTTCCTTGAGCGAAATCCTAACCGAAGGTTGGCACAGCAGGCTGTTAAGCGAGCTAAGAAGCGCGGAGATCTGCGCGGGGCTGGATACTGTACGTTCTGCGGGACGCGAGACGGCCCCTTCCAGTTCCACCACTGGGACGTTGGATACCCGAAAGAACACGACCTTAGCGTCCTTGAGGTCTGCGACCCCTGCCACCGGAAGTGGCACACAGGATTTGATCGATGGCTGAAGAGAATACACCAGTGGCGGGAAGCGAACGAGACGCCGAGTTGGGAAGTGACCTAGAGGAAAAAAGTGTAGCTGAAGAGGGTCTCGTCAATGGCAAAGACAACGCATGGAAGACCGCGTTTGCGCCCAGCGTCTGGTATGAGGTTTGCAGTAATATTAGTGAGGCCCCTATTTCTATGGGTCCGACGCCAGGCCATGAGACAGAACGTCCTATCACCAAAGAGCCAGAACTGCTAGAATTGGTTGTGTGTAGGCTTACGGGTCCTCGATTCGAGGGAGAAATGCGGCCCGGAAAGCCTGATTGGGCTCAAAAGACAGAGGTTCTAAGAGAAAGAAGAGACGGGCTGTGGGAGTGGCAGACCTTGAAAAAGGATGAGCCTGTCTGTGAACCTAGCCTTCGTGTTTTTGTTGCATCCATAAACGACGAAGCTTGGAAAATTAGGAAGCATTTCGAGGAATAGAATGAGTCGTATAGCAGACGGAGGGGCATTCCTGTTCGGGGATACAGGGGATGCAAACGCATCCTTTTTTTCGGCAGCGAACGGTGCGGTTGGTTATCAGTACGAAAACGAAGAAGAAGCCGGTATCTGCATGAAGATTTTTCGCGAGCTTGCAAAGGCTCGCGATCAGCAGATCAACTGGCGATCTGAAGCCAAGAGAGCGGAAAAATTCTATGCTGGTGACCAGTGGGATAGTGAGTCTGAATCTATCCTGAGACAGCAGTCCAAACCGGCATTGGTGTATAATCGCTGCGCGCCCCTAATCAACGTCGTGCGCGGTTACGAGGTTCAGAACCGCCAAAGGATGGTTCTTGTCCCGCGAGATCCCCTAGATAGCGATACGGCAGCTGGGGTGAGTGATTTGGCCACTTCGGCTTACGAGTGGGCCTTGGAGCGGTGCAATGGGGACCACGAGCGGAGCATGACGTTCCGGGATGCTCTTATTCGTGGGGTTGGCTGGAGTCAGCATGTCATGGACTTCCAGGAGGACACCCAGGGCAAATATTGCCTTCGCAGGATTGACGGGTATCAGATGTGGTATGACCCGTCTTCTCGCGAGCAAAACCTTAGTGACGCAAATTGGGTTGCTCGCGAAATGCGAATGTCGTTTGAAGAAATTGAAAAACGCTTTGGAAAAGAAAAAGCGGAGAGAGTTCGGTCACAGCGTGGTGGTTCTTCTGGCACTGATGATACGGGTCTTTTCCCCGACGAGCTTTCTACTCCTACTATTACTCACAATCTAAGCCCCAACTACTACAACTCTGGCGCACAGAAAAATATTCCTGGCATCCGCGATTTGTTTACGCAGAACGATGGCACCGTACGGGTTATCGACTTTCAGTGGCGGGAGCTTGAGAATGTTATGGTTGTCGTCCGCGAGGGGCAGGAAGACACGGTTTTTACTGAGTCTAAGTTTAACGAGTTGCGCAAGCAGGCAAAGCTAACCAACGAGCCTTTGCCACGAGCGGTTAAAATGAACCGCTACGTTTACAAAAGAATTTTCGTGTGCGGCAACGTAAAGTTGACAGAGGAAGAAATTATTCCTGTGGATACTTTTACGTACAAGGCCATGACTCTTTTCTGGGATGAAGAGAAGCGTTATTACTACGGCCTTATGAGGGCCATGTTTGGTCCACAGGAAGGTGCAAATAAGTACCTTAGCCTAGCTGTTCATTTGTTGAGCGTTTCTCCGAAGGCGACCATGCTTGTGGAGAAGGGGGCCGTGGCAGACCCGCAGGAGTTTGCGCGCAATGCAGCAAGGCCCGGTGGTATTTTGTGGCTTGAGGATGGAGCTATCAATGACCAGAGAATCAAGGTTGAGCCACCACCCCAGGTTCCGCAAGTAACCCATGAGCTTTTGCAGCATTCTATTCGTAGTCTGAATGATGTTACTGGCATTATGCCGGAGACGCTTGGGTCGAGCGGTGGGGGTGGCGCGGATAGAGCGCAGACTGTTCAGAAGAGGCAGACCCAGGGGCTAACCATCCTTGCCCCGGTTTTCGATGCCCTTTCTCGTTTCAGGAGAGACGAGACGAGATGTTGCATTAAGCTTCTTGCTCATTTTATGGACGATAGTCGTTGGATTCGGATTGGTGGCCCCTACGACTCTCAGTTTATTGAGCTTCTAAAGAAAGATCTAGATCGCGAGTTTGACACCGTTCTGGACGACATGCCCACGGACCCGAACGAGAAAAGGGAGCTGTGGACAACGTTTGAGCAGCACATGCCCATGCTTATGCGTATGGAGATGTTTGATGCGGACTTTTGGGATTTGTCTCCGTATCCCGCATCTATGATTGCTAGAATGAAGCGGAAGTGGAAGCAGAAAGAGCAGCAGCAACAGCAATCTTCTATGCAGCAAGAAGGTGGTCGCAAGAAGGACGAGGATCCTCAGTATATCCAATCTGAAACGGAACTTAACAAAGCTCAAGCTGAACTGGCGAAGGCCAGGGCGAAGACGATGCTTGAGGGGTCTTCGATGGACATGGCTGTGAAGACCCAGGAGATTATGCATAAGGATTCAAAAGTTAAGAATCCTCTAGGTAAATCTGATGGTTCTCGTCAGAAGAAAATTCCAAGTTCTCCAGCAACAGAGGAGCCAAACAAGTTGGATGATCCAGAATATCCGGGGGTGAGAAACGGTAATGGACAGTAGCAACTCTTCAGAAGAAAGTTTTGATGAAATTGTCAGGAAGCTAAGGGCTGGAAGCAACTTGGCTGCTCAGATTAAAGACCACGGTGGGCAATCATCTGCCGTGTTTACGCGAGAGGATTTGGAGGCTTTCCGTGCCTACGTCAGAAATTGCAAAGATGTTGATTAAAAGTGGTCAGCACGCATATAGGCAGCTGCCAGATTTGCCGGACAACTTCGGGGTTACAGATATTATTCGGTCCCTTATCGTTGGTCCGCAGCAGGCTATTCGCGACAGGGAATCTCTGAATGAACTAGACCAATCCGCAAGGCAGCGTCGGTGGACTCCTCCAAACAAGCAGGCCGAATCTGTTGATTTTATGCGAGAAGAGGCCGGGCGTATGAACATGGATGTTAATCCAAGGACGGAGCCGGGTCCGGTTAGAACTCACGACAGGAACAGTCTACTAAGAAAACAGGTCGAAATGTATGACGCCAACATGGAGGAGTTTGGTCACCCCGGAAGCCGCTTTAACGTTATTGCTCAGCGATCTAAGAATAATCGCTAATATTATCTAAGAGTCAATAATATGATTAACCCAAGACAGCTGCATGACCTTATTGTAAAGCCGACGTTGAGTCAGATTGGCTTGGATCAACCCGGTGCCTCTCAGTTGCTTATGGGCACATATCTCCATGAATCTACAGTTGGTGGAGACACTTGCGTGAAGCAGCTTGGTGGCGGTCCTGCTCTTGGGATTTACCAGATGGAACCAGCCACGCACAACGACATCTGGAAAAACTACCTTAAATATAAGGAAGAGCTTGCAAGCTACGTTCTTACTGCGATTGGCTTAGATAGCGATAACCTGCCGGATGCCGAGCGTATGATTTGGGATTTGAAGTACGCTACGTGCATGGCGCGGGTTCATTATCGGCGGGATCCAGGTATTCTTCCCGCGAGCACGGATCTTATCGCTCAAGCGGAATACTATAAAAAAGTATACAACACGCATCTTGGTGCAGCGACGCCGGACGACTTTAAAAAGGCAGTTTTGAAGTCTGGAATTAAAGATTTGTGGGGGATTCGGAGTGTATGATTGGGTGCGCCAAGAGAAGACCTGGCATGGGCGGCAGGTTTTCACGACGGTGAAGGTTCAGTTGTCTTTGGACGAATGCGGGGGGACACCCCGTACGTGCAGTATTGCATAACGAATACGTATTATCCGGCGCTGCAAAGATTCAGGAGGATTGTTGGAAAAGACAAAGTAAAAATCTACAACAAAAAAGAGAGGAAACCACACTACAAGCGGGCTTGGCAGCTGAGTACCGGCAGGCACGAAAACGTACAAGCTATTGTCGCAATGCTTTGGCCTTTTTTATCTAGGGAGAAACAAATACAAGCAAGGCAAGCCCTCTCTAGGTACAACAAGGCAAAGAAAAATGACAAAAGAAGTTACAAATCGTGATTTAACAATGTGGATTATAGGTGGTGTTTGCAGTGTTGCTGGGGCCGTAATCCTTACTGGTGGAGTAAGGTGGATGACGCACATAGACGCCGCTTTGGCTAAGGGTGTCGATGAGAGAAGCGAAATGAGAGTTCAGCAGTCCAAAAACGACACTACATTGATGCATATACTTGATGGCATTGATGACATTAGGGAGTCACAGAAGGACACGAGACGCGCTGTTGGAGAACTCCAGAGAGGGCAGAACGCCCTGAAGGCGAGGGCTTCAATGCGTCCAGCGCCAGGGGGGCTGGAAAGAGAGTGAACATTACCATCGGCGCGACAAAGTTTCAGGTTCATGTCGTCAAGAACGTAAAAAAAACGGTCAAAAACCGTCACCCTCAAATCGATGAAGAGTTGCAGGGTTTTTGTGCCGATGGGCATATTTGGATTGAAAAGTCAGACCCAAAAACTCAAGCAAGGATTTTGTTTCACGAGATGCTTCATACTTGCAATCTTGCTGAACATCCAGAGCTTGAGGAAATTAGAGTCGAGCATACGGAGCATTTGATTTTTCCGTTGCTCTGGAAGTATGGATGGAGACCGTTCGGTGACCTTGAGCAATGAAATGCCCAGGTATCCAGTTACCACCTGGAACCCTGATGGGTATAAGGTTTTAAAAGAAGATTTTTATCTCAACGGAGACAAGGTTAAGGCCGGGCAGCGAATTAACGGTGCCTCTGTTCCTTCATTGCTTCATTTTTACGCAGATGACGATGGTGAGCTTTTCCCCGCCAGTATTGTGCATGATGAAGATTATGATTCGAATCCCAGAGGCAGAACCCGAGGAGAAGCGGATGATCGCTTTTACTCTAACATGATTCTGACAGGCGTACGGTTCACTAAAGCATGGGCTGCTTGGGCTGGTGTTAGGACGTTTGGTTGGATGTTTTACAAGGGAGGAAAGCAGGATGATTAAGATTCTAGAGGATTTTGTAGATAACGTGAACGCCAGTCTTCGCGACACCGTTGGCGTCACAATTGCGCCAATTCGTGGTGCTGTCATGGCCGCAGCGGCAAGTGTTTCTGTTTTTGCAGAACAGGTTGGTGATTCTTTCAGTGAGATGGTGAGTGGCGGGCTGGGCTCTATTTCTACAGAGTCTGGCGCGGAGGCTGCGCTTGGCGGTACTGGTTTTGAGTGGCTTGCTCCTGTTCTTGCTGGTCTTGCAGTAGCGGTTAATCGAGCCAGGGAGGGCAAGGTCTGATGGGACAGTTTGCGGAGGATGCCCTTTTTGACAACGACGACATTGGGGCCGCAGAAAACCCACAGCAGGTAGCCGCACAGCCGGAACAAGTCGAACGTCCGGCCGGGGAAGCGGACCTGTTTACTGACGACGTTCCCCAGCCCCAGCCAGACTTGAGCACACCGCCCCAGGTGGAGTTGACCGAGCCGCCATCGCCAGAGGAGACTTCCGTCCCCCTGGGTGCCCTTACTAGCGAGCGAAAGAAGCGTCAGAGCATTGAAGCCGAGCGCGACCAGCTGCTTCAGGAAAGAGCAACCCTAGCTGAGAGGGCACGTATGCTCCAGGAGCAGAGGTATGCTCAAAACATCCAGCAGCAGCGGGTTCCAGAGGAAAGTCAAGACCCGGAGCCGGACAAGTATCAAGACCCGGAAGGGCACCGAGACTGGCAGTTGCGTCAGCTTCAGGGGCAGAATGATGTTTTGCGGCGCGGTCTAGTTGAAGGCGCGCAATCTCTTAATCAGATGCGGCAGCAAATGGAAGTTTCGCAGGTGCAAAATCAAAGTTTGAATTTGCAGAACCAATTCGCGCAAACTACGCCAGATTACTACAGCGCAGTTGAGTTTCTTGAAAATGCCCGATCTGAAGAGCTTGGCCACATGGGCTATGACGCCACACAAATTGCACGCATTATCGAGAACGAAAAAGGCATGATTGTCGGCGGCTGTATGAGTCGGGATGAGAATGGCAATTTTGTTGGTTGGACTCGCAACCCAGGTGAGGCGGCGTATGCTATTGCTGTGTCTCGCGGGTGGCAGGGGGTTCAGCAGCAGCCTCAGTCTCAGCCTCAGCCTCAGCCTCAGACTCAGCCCGTACAGCAACCGCCTCAGATTCACCAGCAGCCACAGCAGCAGGCCGCTATCCCAACTCAGATGGACCCCTCCGTTCAGAGGGCAAATCAGCTTCGTCAGGGGGTAACGCAAGGGCATTCGGCTGCTTCGGCGACAGAGGGATCTAGGCCGATCCAAACAGCCGACTTGGCCAGCATGAGTGATGCTGCAATTGTGAACTTGATGGACAACGACCCTGCGCTAATGAAACGCTTGCTTGGTGGTTAGAATTACCATATAACAAGGTTATAAATTCGCGGATCCCGTGGCGCGCGTACTTCGGGGGGGTCAGGCACCAAACGTCTGTTTAGCCGTGTCCCGGCGTTGAGGGGGCGAGTCACTATATAGGGCACTTGGCCCATCGCTATCCAATAAATAACAACGCCACAGGAGGATTTTAACATGGCTGACACTAGCTTTGGTGTTAATGACCCCCTTGCCGTACAGGCATGGGGAAAGAAGCTTTACGTAGAGGCGCTTCGTAAGACCGCCGCTATGAAGTTTATGGGCACGGGCGCGGACGCGCTTATTCAGATTCGGGACGAGCTTTCGTCTGGTCCTGGTTCTAAGGTTACGTTTGGTCTGCGGATGCAGCTGAGCGGAACTGGTGTGTCCGGTGATGGAGTTCTGGAGGGCAACGAGGAAGCCCTCGTTCGGCATAACGATTCTGTTCAAATCGATCAGCTTCGGCATGCTGTTAAAGTTGTTGGCAACATGAGCCAGCAGCGCGTTCCGTTCAACATCCGTTCGGAGGCCGAAAGTGGCCTTTCGGATTGGTGGGCCGGTCGGATTGACACTTCGATTTTCAATCAGCTTGGTGGAAATTCGGCGGCGAATGGAACTGGCACGGAGCGCCACAATTACACCGGTATGCAGGCTGCGGTAGATCCATCGTCGTCTCGATGGATTTTTGCTGATGTTTTCGAGAACGGCTCCTTCAATGAAGCTGGTAATGACGAAAACAACATTGGCCTTGATACGACTGGGGGCACTTCGACTACGAAGGACGCGCCTTTTCGTCTTGAGTTGATCGATCGTTGCGTAGTGAAAGCACGCACGTCATCCCCACCCATCCGCCCTCTTAGCCTTAATGGCATGGAGTGCTATGCGATGTTTTTGCATCCGCATCAGGTTCTCCAGTTGCGGCAGAACAGCACTGCCGGACAGTGGCTCGATATTCAGAAGGCCGCTATGACCGGCGGTCTTGTATCAAAAAATGCCATCTTCACGGGCGCTTTGGGTATGTATAACAACACTATCCTGCACGAAGCAGTCAGGGTTCCGTACGGAAATGACACGCAAGTGGGTGCCGACACTGGCACGGACCTGGGTGCTGCTGGGAACACGACTACGGGCATTGCCCGCGCCATTTTTGGCGGCGCACAGGCGGCTACGGTTGCTTTTGGTCGGGCCTACGGTTGGAGCGGAAGCAACATTCGATTTAAGTGGACCGAAGTAATGGACGACTACGAGAATCAGATTGGTGTTAGTGCGGCCCTTGTTTGGGGCTGTAAGAAGACTGTGTTCAATAGCACGGACTTTGGCACCATTGTTGCCTCGACCGTCTCTCCGGGAACCTGAAGGTAAGAAAGATAGGAGGAAAATAAAACATGGCTACTACTTATCAAAGTGACGCGATCACTGGTGGCGTAGTTCGGTCGTTTGCGCAGGGTCTGAATGTTGTCCCGTTTACGGCTTCAATTTCGGCGGCTGCGGCCAATAGTGATGTAGTTGAGCTTGTTGAAATTCCGGCTCATGCGACTGTCGTTGACTTCTTGGTTCAAGTCTCCGACATCGACACAAACGGATCTCCGACAGTTACCATTGACATTGGAGATGATGGCGACCCTGATCGCTTTGTGGATGCGTCCATTGCCGGGCGGGCTGGTGGCGCAATCACGCCAGCTGATGCAAATGTTGTTCTCAACTCTGTTCCGTATCAGAACACCGATACGACGGCAGGCGTGAACAACACGAGCACCACGTTTAAGGCAACCATCCTCACTGTTGCAACTGGTGCCACCGGAACGGTGTCTGGCTACGTTGCGTATTCGATGATGGAAGGTATTTACGAAGAGCCTTCGGCGTAATTAAGGAGGAATGAATAATGGCTGAGAACACCAATAAGGGGGGCTTCCAGTCGAAGCCCGCGCCGAAGGACATCTGCGAGGGCGCGAAAAACCGCACGGCAGAGTTCAAGGGTGGAGAGCAGGGGGCTGGCGAAGTCGGCAACTCTGCGAAGAACCCCTACGGTCCTGATAAGCAGGGCTAAACACTAACCTCGTGGCGGGGGAGGTAACTCTCCCCCGCCAGGAGCAAAAATGGCTACGCGCGGCGAACTAAAAACCCGCATTGCGGACGAGATGAAGCGCGTCGATATTGACGTAGCTATCGAACGGGCAATTGCGTCTGCTATTCAGCATTTTAAAGACGAGGGCTTTTCTGAAGCCGAAAGAACTACCACTGATAGTACAGTAGTAAATCAACAAGACTACAGTCTTCCTTCTGATTTCAGTAGGAATCACAACTGGCTTGTCACGTACAGTGGAAACCGTGTTCCTCTTATCGTCACTGACGTAAACACAATGGACCTGTGGGACACGAACCAGAACTCCCAAACCACAGGGTATCCTTTGTATGTTGCTCTTTGGGGCGAGGGGCATTCGAACGGGAAATACAAGTTGTATCCTGTTCCAGACGGCGTGTACACAATCACGAACCGCTACATTTCAAACATGGCGGCTCCAGCGACTGACACTGAAACAAATAACTTTTGGATGACAGAAGGCGAGCAGATGGTTCGTCAATATGCAAAAAGTATTTTGTTTTCAGATGTTATGCGTCAATATGATTTTGCTCAGGCAGAGAGGGATCTTGCAAGCCTTGAGTTCAATCGGATCAAAGCCCGCACGGAGGGGCGGCACTATCAAGTTGATGTGCAGCCTTGGCTTTAATGCCGTTTGAAAATGTTGACATTCAAAGCTTTGCCCCAGACCTACGACCGGACACTCCTTCTGTACTTGTAGATGGAGATGGAATGTACCCTACAACTCGTGGGTACAAGTCAATGCCCGCATTAGTCGAAGCTATGCCTGCTCCGGCTGGGGGGTGGGCGTATGGGTCTGTTACTGCAAATTATCTTGATGGGTCTTCTCGCGTGTTCGTGGGAACGAACACGAAATTGGAGGAGGCAAACGTAGTTGCTTTAACTTGGGCCGACGTAAGCCGAGCAACTGGTGGTGCCTATGATGTAGCCACAAATGGTAGGTGGAGATTTGGTCAATTTGGCAACGACACAATTGCTGTAAATGGGAACGATGTTCCTCAGTTTATAAACCAGAGCGGGTCGGCGTTCGTGTTACTACCCGGCTCGCCTCCTGTTGCTAAGTATATTGCTACTGCGCAGAATTTTGTAATGCTCGCAAACCTTAGCGGGACAGGCGTAGATGAAAATTATTGGTGGTGCAGCGCCCAAGGTAACGATACGGATTGGACGCCCGACGCATCTTCGCAGAGCGCCAATGGTTTCTTAAAGGACACACCAGGACCAATCACCGGCATGCATTCGATTGGTCGGAACATTGTCATTTATAAAGCCAGGTCAATGTACCTCATGCAGTATAGTGGCCCCCCGGTTATCTGGCGAAATAACATACTTTCTCAGGTTGCTGGTTCTGTTTCCAATGAAGCAGTGGTGGATATTGGGGGAACCCATGTGTTCATGGGTTTTAGTGATTTCTACATATATGATGGATCAGGCCCGCCAAAGACCCTGCCGGGGAATATTCGTGAATTCCTTTTTGAAGGCGGCGATTTGGATAAGTCTCATTCTTACGCTGTTGTTGGCAGGTGGGATAGGGAGACTGATGTTGTGTTCTGGCACTATCCGTCCGTCAATGTAGACCAAACATCTGACGATAATGTGGTTCTTGATAAGTGGGTCGCTTGGAATATCGGAACTGATCGTTGGGCAGTGGGTACGGAAGAAGTTTCGACCGCAGTCCTACCGGAGTTAGGGGACCAGCTAGGGCTTACGTATGATTCGTTTGGTTCAAGCTTTGCCAACTATAATACTCCCAACAATGTAACCTGGACGGGTATGGCTTTCACTGGTGGCCCCAAGGTTATTCAGGGTGTTTTTTCCCCTGTAGACAACAAACTGTATTCGTACACGGGAGACCCAGACGCCAATCAAAGTATGGTTTTGGGTAAGTGGGGAGACCACGTTACTTACCGAAAGGTCAATAAGGTAAGGCCGATCTTCGCAAAGTTCCCAAAGGCCAACACTGAGGCGAAGTGTAGTTTGTATTCAACTGAAATTCTGGGTTCGGATGAAGTATTGGTTTCAGAGCAAAACATAAACATGCAAACAGGATGGTTTGATGTACAGGGAGACGGGAGATATGTCCATCCAAAATTCGAGTTCAGCGGAGACGTCGAAGTCATCGGCTACGTCTACGACTTCATTCCCAATACAGGTTCAAGATGAACAGACCAATTCCTCTTCTACAGCTACCGGACCCGCCCCTGGGTACGGACCCGGCAATCCGGGAATGGAAGATGAAGGTTGTGCAGGAAGTGGAGGGGTGGACACAGGAGGTTCAGTCACTACTGAACAGTGGATCGATTCAAGGGGTAGGAGCGACGATCAATCTGAACAGCGCATCAGACCCTTTAGTGAAGGAGATATCGGGGACAGACGTGACAATCTCTCCGACCCACTGCATTCATCACGTCACAGGAACGAACGCCCTGAAGAACATAATGGTTCCATTTTTCAGAGGGGTGGAGACTTACGGAAGCTCGACATTGAAAGAGTTCCCCCTGCACACAGGGCCACTGTATCTGATCCGGGACGCAGCGTGGAGCGTAGTGGCAACGGGGAACATTACAACCGCCCCGACGCTGACAACAAACAACGTGCTGTGCCTAGTGTACGATGGAGCGAACTGGCACCCAACAGCAGCGAGTTAGATGGATTTCAATCTTGGGTTATAAAAAGCTCTGATATTTCCCGTTATTGGGGTTTAATTAAGCCCGGTCTTGAAAACATAATTGACAGAGCTTCTACGAAAGACGGGACAAAGCCGTCGTTTATTCCAGAGGATGTTTATACAAAAATTTCAGTAGGTGATTGCGTTCTTGTTTGCACTTTTCAAGATCGTATTTTTGCTGGTTTTGTTGTTTTAGGCCAGGAGGTAGATCAGTTTACCGGTCAAAAATCTTTACTTGCCTGGCTTTCTTATAACAGAGTTGACGGTGCCGTAGAGGCGACAATTCCGTTTTTGGAAAAGTTGGGCAAAGCTGGCGGGTTTCAATATCTTACCATGTACACAAATCGGAAGGGCTGGCTTCGGCTTGGGCCTAAAATTGGATTTAAATTAAGAGATTACGTTTTGTTTAAGCGACTGGAGTAAAAAGTGTCTGACTCAACAGGAGTTAAAGATGTAGTAAGTTGGCTTCAGGGACCCGCGTATGGAATCCTGAACGAATGGTTCCAACACTATTTCCCCGGAACTCAGTGGGATAGTGAAGGAAACTTCAGCCTGGGTACACCAGCCGGTTTTTCGGCTCCCGGCATTCCGCTAGAGCATATGTCGGAGCAGGAAATAAAAGCAATTAAAACGGCAGAGGGGGTTGTCGATCAGGGCAATCCCTTTAGTGCTGCCGCGCACAATATTACCGGGGCAATGCAGGAGAATATTGGTTCTGCAAATCAAGCCTTGCAGCACGGAATTACTGGTCCCCTAGCTCAAAATTCCTACAATATGATGAAGGACGACCTCTATGGGCCGGGGTCGAACTGGGGCGCGTCGGGCTCTGTTCTTGGTCACCAACTGTCGAACCAAGGCCCGTCCGGCCTTGCCGATGCAAACTTGCAAGATTCACTTGGTTCTGGATGGGCGCAAAACCGGGCCGCAATAGGAGAGACCGCGTACGGGCCTCGCGCGGATGCGTTTCGCGACATGAGCCAAGGAGCCGCCCAGGGTTATTTCTTGAATCAAGACCCAACGGCAAGTGGTGGTATGCTTAGGGGCAACCCAATGCTTGACGATATGTACAAGCGCGCGTCAAGCTCTATGGTTGACCAATATAGGGACGCAACTGCACCCTCGACAAACGCGATGTTTGCAAATGCCGGTTCATTTGGCGGTTCTGCTCATCAAAACCTTCAGGCACAGCAGAGATATGGGCTGGGGCGAAACCTAGAAGAGCTTGCTACTGGGATGTATGGCGGTGCTTATGACAGGGAGCGAGGTCTTATGGAGCAGGCCAGAGACAGAGAGCGGAGGCTGATGGATCAGGCAACTGCCCGCGAACGTCAGTTTACGGAAGCCATGATTGGCGCAGACATGGGCCAACTTGGCGGCATGAACCAGAACCAACTAAATCGCGCCATGGAAACTGCTCTCTTTGAGCGCAATCGGTTGGGTAGCTTGCAGTCACAGCAGCTTGCGCAGGCATATGGCTTGTCTACAGATCAGATGAATCGAATGGCTAACATTCTCCCTAACATGCCTGGGCTGCGCTCTGGAGATTTTGTTGATTCTAATGTTCTTTCAAACATTGGGGATCGATTTAACGAGCATATCAACAGAAATATTCTCACCGATTATCAGAATAAAATGAATGAATGGGAATGGAACGAAAACCTTCTTAGACAGCTTTCTCAAGGTCTTGCTCCTCTGCTTAATATTACTGGCTACTCCTTTGGTGAAGGGGCTGGAGGGCAGCAGGCCGATCCAGAATTTGATTTTGGAGGATCTTCGGTTGGTCAATCTGGCCCACCTCCGACATCCGGGCTTAACCCCCGCGACCCGCTTCCTGCATTCCGTGGTAAGTAAAAATGGCGTTTACTCCAGATTGGGATCAGCTGTCTGAGATAGTAAATTCTTCGCCCGTATTGGACGAAGCAGTTGGAAGCATTATTGGCAGGATGGTGGAAGACCCCACTAAGTCTGCCAATGGAATGAGCATCGGTCATGCTCTCGATAGTATATTGGGGCTGGCGTCGCCAGGTACAGGGGTAGCACTTGGCGACCCGGTTAAGCCAGAGCTTGGAGCTGAACAAAGGCAGCAGCTTCAGGACTTGCTTCCAAAAGGAATGCGAGCAGATGATTCTAACCTTTTTAAAAGATTGGAGGATTTGATTGCTGGGCCACCACCGGAAACCGCGCTTGGCGGGAACCTTTCTTCAATTATTTCGGGGAGGCCGGGAGACCCGTTTGTCCCTGGCAGGTTTGGGGCAGAGCCGTTTGGCTCGACTCCTAACCTTCCGCAAGGATGGGAGCTTGCTGGAGGAAGCGGTGGGTATGGACTCCAAATTGACGGAAGATGGACGGGTCCCCTGTGGGACACCAACCCCACTTCGGGCCAGATCCAGGAAGCCCTCAACGCCTTTCTTTCGACACCTCCTCCCGGATCGGGGGATCCGGGACTTTTAGGTAAGGGCTTAGATGAATGGGTAGATTGGTGGGATGACAACTATGGGGGCGAGATTGACCCCGTAGACCCACCCTCCCT